TTGGTGTCGTGCTGAAGGTAACCTACAAACAGGTAGTTGGCCTTCAACAAACTTTACTCTAAGACTAAAAGGCAAGATTGTCAAACCATCTGCTAAGGATTACATGGCTCTTGTACTAACACAAACTGGCAATGTTGCTTGAAGGTGATCTACTTGGTAAAAGTAGAAGGCACTCTAGCAGAGTTGCGAGAATTGTTTGTAGAAGGCGCTAAGAAAGAAGCCCAAAGGCAAGCGAAGAAGGCTGGTGGAGATGTTGTTAAGTCTGCTGCTAAGAAAACTCGCAAAGTGGCTCGGTCTGCTTGGACGAAGTATATCGCCAAGAAGTCGAACCAAATTAAGTTTAAGCGTGGACCTAGAAAGGGACAACTTGACCTCAAGCGAATGTCAGCGGCTTACAAGCGATCTAAGAAGTGAGGAGGAATAGATTATGGCACGGATCATTGACAAAGATACTCGATTAATCGATGTAGACTTTGGGCCTTTGACTGTAAATTGTAGTCGGCCCGCTACTGACACTCAACCCAATAGTGTTACTTCCGGCGGGAATGGTACAGGTCAATTAATTCGTTTTGCAGATACCTTTGGAATACGTGGAAGTTTCATTCAGTATCAATCAGTTGATTTGTCAATGATGACAATGAATAACGAAGTTATGCAACCTGTCGAAGTATCTGTTCAAAGAACATCGCCTGTTCCTTTAGGATCTAATGCCAACGGAAACAACTTCGACCAAATTGAAGAATACATTTACATTTTCTCGCGCCCATTGAATAATGAAAATCTAGGGGATACAGGAATTGGTATAGAGAACATGAGAAGTTTAGGTTTAGATAGAACACAAACTGTTAATTCAAGAGTCGGTGGTGAAGATACAGGAATCCCGTCACATGAACAAACTATCTACGCAGAAAAAAGAATGTATTCTTACAATACTTCAATGATTGCTACTCAGTTAAATGGCGGTCTAACTCCTACTGATCTCTCGGCAGTTCCACCGTTTGCTAATCCCTATAGTACCATTGCGGGTATGCCAATGTTAGATTCTGTAACTACTTGGGGAACAATGTCTGCAATTACTGGCCCACAATTACATTGTTACCGTGTGGTAATTAATAGAACACAAGTTTTGCCCGCAGGAGGCGATATCTTTACCGCTCAAGCATTAGACGGGATTTCTAACCTTGCATTCCCTCCCGTTAACATTACTTTCTTGTGCAAAGACCCTAACTATTCTGAGGGCGAATACCTAACACGCCTTGCGAATGCTATGAATAACATTCCTGAGGATGGTCGCACGGCATGATAATCAGCCCTAGTCTTGCTGATGAATTATTCAAACGCCGTGCTTCCCTGGAAGTAAAGCTAGGAACAATTGTTTACGCAGACAAACCTAATGATCCAATTCAAGCAAGAGTAGATGAATTACTCGAACTATGGCAACAACAACTGTACGGGCCTTCGGATCGTAGTAAATGGGAAAGAGTTGGACAACCTTTAGTCGAGTCAGTCATCGATTGGGGCATTATTGTATGGCCTACATCTCCCACTAAGTTGAGGCAGAAGGCTATTTCAAGACAAGTCGAAAGGTTTGTCGAACTTAGTTAAATTCTAAAATCGATGTTTGATTATCTAATGCATCCTTTAGAGCCTTAGATATCACAAAATCCACCTTTGCTTTGTAATTCGCTCTAAGTGGATCCGATGAATGAACATCTTTCTTAGATTTGGGTGTCAATTGGGTACTATCAACATCAAGATAAGGAAAGTTGCCCCACAACACATAGGGGCCGATGATTTGTCTTGGTTCGCCTAAGTATTCTCTAAAGTACCTAATTGACCCTACCACGTTCTCAATAACCCAATACTTTGGTTTGACTGTATCAATAATGTCTAGGGCAGTAGTAAGTAAACTCATATCTGGTTTATATGACTCTATACCGTGTTCTCTAATGTGTTTAGATTTAGGCGATGAATAGCCGCCACTAAATTCCCTGCAGGGAGGAGATGCCCAAATCACATCTAACTTAGGCCATTCCATTGCTCTTTTTCTTGGCAATCTATCTAACACATTGTTAACATTATCAATTACGGTAAATGGAACACCACTAAGTAAAGGATTATTGTCAATTCTAAGAACAGTCCAATTACCCAAGTCTTGAGTAAATGCTTCGGATGCACCGCCAAATCCGCTAAATAGATCCAGAAAGTGTTTTCTCATCGATTTACCTCCTCTATTATTGCTTGAATGATGTTGGCGAATGTTGTCAAACCTTCTTCTCTAAATTTATCTCGAACTACACACAAAAGTTGCACCGATCCAAAATCATAAGGTGACACTTCTTCTCTTTGTCGAAGGTACTTTTCCACTGCGTTTTGAATGAATTTACTTCGAGTTCCCATTCTCTTTCTTCCTTCTAATTCTCCGATCATTTTCTCTGGTAAATATACCTTAATTTCTCCTTTTCTCGCCATAGGGGTGGTCGCCTCTTGAGTGGGGGGGGTCGTTACTCATATTTAGACGCTGGGTTTTCGGGCCACTGCGACGCAGTTAGACCCTTGGCTTCGGCCCACATGTTCAAGAAAACGAATTCACTATCTATATTAACTATCAATTGGGACATCCCATACATGGCAAAAACCAATGAATTCGAGATTTACATTCTCGTTGCAGCATCAAACACAGCATCAAACACGGCTTTAGACATGACCGATTATGTCGATATCGCTGACAATGAAGCATTCCAAGTAGATGAAGTAGATATTGTATTAGATCCAACATCAACACTTCCAGATACTGGCGAAGCAATCTTTCAGTTAGCGGACTCGAACATTCAAGCGTTCGTTTCTCATTCTGATAGAACTTCTCTTTACACACAGCGTCAACTCTTCCAGGGAAACGGTGCTGGTGAATATGGATTTTGGCATATGGAATCATTCAGTAGTTTGACTCCTCTTATCGTCAACAAAACAATTTGGTGTCGTGCTGAAGGTAACCTACAAACAGGTAGTTGGCCTTCAACAAACTTTACTCTAAGACTAAAAGGCAAGATTGTCAAACCATCTGCTAAGGATTACATGGCTCTTGTACTAACACA